CTTAATCGAGCGCGCCCACGGCCGCGTCTCTTGATAGGTCAGCAAAGACATCGGCGCCATCTCGCCGGGACGATGGCACTGCACGCACTTCTGCTGGAGGATCGGCGCCACATCCTTGGTGAAGGTTGCCGGCTGCGCGACGTCCGCAGCCGCCGCGGCGAGCGGCGTGAGGACCGTCGCACCAAATACGAGCAGCACGCCACCCATCCAGCCACGCCGAACGCGTCCAAGTCCGCTCATGCCAGCCTCCAGCTTCAATTTCATCATCTTCTTCATCTTCATCTTCCTCCTTAACCTTCTTACTAACCACTTGTTCTACTTCTTCAGCACTCTCTCTAGCATCACCATTAGCTGCAAAAAGTAATGCCATCTTATCATTAACTTCATCTGATTGTCCATACTCAATAGCTTCTAAATCTGTATCAAGAGCTTCTAGCACATTTAATACTCCATCACGCACGTCATCATCCTTGAATGTTGCGAATTCTTTTATGGTGCTAGAGAGCAACTTAGTAACATCTTGACGAGGCATCTTAATCACGACCTTTCTGATGAATACGTTCATTAACAGGAATACTCTTATCAAGTTGATTGGATAGTTTATTATCTAACTCAGTAATCTCGTCAAGTGCTATTCTTGCTATTACGTCGCTATCCATTTCACGTTCTCTGCACGCAACTTGATGTAACAAGTGACGACGATGAGTTGAGGCCATTTTATCTATCACTCTCGTAACAATCCTCTCTTTCTAGCTGTTTCTAGTTTAGTTCTCTTTCTTTTTTCACGTAACTTATCTCTTAGTTCAATATTAGGTGGCTTAGGTTGAAATACCCAATTTACTCCACCTACTTTAGTTCCTTTTCCTTCTGCTAATGCTGCTGCTAACCTAGCTAAGTCTCTGTCTACTGTGCTCATTTTCTCTCACCTACCAACTTTCTAGATAGGTTCATTAAACAATTGTTACAAATATCCACGAATTTAACCCTATCACTTGTCTGAACTAAATCTTTCTTACCAGGTTCATCTTTACACTTTAACTTTGACAAATCCGAGCGTAACGCTATATGCCAGCTTGACCAGAAACCATGTTGCCAAGCTAGAAATATTAATCCTGTACGCTTGGACATTTTAACTGTAGCGTATTCACCAAGTTTACTTTCAACCTTATGTAAAATAACAGCGGCTGGTGTCATTTCTCCACCGTTGTAACAGATTCATAACGTAAACTATTACCTACTGGTACAGTATACATTGTTGTTTCTGTGCGTGAATCTACACATTTTACGAAATAATTATAATGTCCGTTATCTGTGAAGCGATAAACTGTGCAGCCATCTTGTCTGAATAAAATCTCAACTGTTGCTTTAGAGTTTTCTGTAGTACGTGTTTCCATTGCTGGAATGATTGGATCACAACCAGCAATTGTAAGAAGTATTGCTGTTAATGCTAGTTCAGCTTTCATTTACCTTCCCTTTCTCATTTCATTTTTCATTCTGCTCAGTAATTCGTTAGCTATTGAGATACTTCTATCTCCCTCATATCCCTCTACCACTTGTTCTATTACCCTAAGTTTCCTTGCCAATATATCTTGAATCCAATCTTCTATAGTATCCTTAACCACTACATAATATGATGTAGCTCCGTGCATGTCACCAACTCTACCGTAACATCTTTCTTCACACTGTTGGTGGTTAGCGGGCGTCCAGAATAGGTCACTGAAAATAACATATCCAGCAGCGGTGAGGTTACGTCCCTCGCCCATTACTTGCCATGTTCCACATAGGAAATGCACCGATTTATCATTTTGAAATTGGTCTACAATCTTCTGTCTCTCACCTTCGCCGTTAATGTCGCCAGTTAATACTACTGCTTCCTGACCTAACCTTTTAGCTATTCCATGTGCAATTGGTTTAAACTGGCTAAATACTATTACTTTGGAAGCTCCACCGTTCTCATGTGTATCATATAGCTCTGTTGCTAGTTCTGCAACTCTATCTAACTTGTCAATTGCACAAACTTGCTTTAATCTCATTATTTGAGCTAAGATATTAGGAACCCTTTGTTCTGCTCCAGCTTGGCCGGGGTTCCATGCGTCTAACGCTATGTAAACACCTTGTAATATTTTCTCATATAGCTTCCAAGCTTTGGGGCTCATTTCATGGTAATCTGTAATTCTTTCGATTGCTGGTAAATCTTTCATTACATCTTTTTTCCTACGTCTCAATAAATAGGGTTTAACAAGTGACCTTAGTTCTTCTACGTTCTTTGCTTCCTTGTTATTGAACGTATAGCGAGATAGGAAACGTTCCTCACTTGGGAACAAATCTGGCGCTAACATCGTAAGCATGGGCCATAATTCCCCCGGACGATTTAGTACGGGAGTGCCCGTCATAAACGTAACTCTTGGACACTTCAACATTCTTACAGCTACTGAACGTTGGCTATCTGTGTTCTTTATATAGTGTGCTTCATCTACTGCTATTGTGTCAAAGTCACTATTGTTAATTAAATCAACCCATAAGTAACGTTTAACTACCTCTTGTCTAAATACGTTACCATGTTCATCTTTAACTTCTTTAAATGTTTCTTTTACGCGAGCTAAAATATCATAGTTAAATATGCAAATCTTGTCGGATTTAGAGATTACTAATCTTTCTAAATCACGAACGCCCGGTTCACTCCCACTAAATACACCTGGAATTATACCTGTTAAACGTTCAATTTCTCTCATCCAATTAATCTTAACTGCTGCTGGACAAATTACTGCCATTCTAGCTTTACCGTTTAACTTCTTATCTAACAACATGAAACTAGCTATCTTCTGAATGGTTTTGCCTAGTCCCATCTGGTCAGCTAATATCAAGCTATCGTTAGCTGCTTCTGCAAACTCTACGCCAACTTCCTGAAATCCTCTTAACACTACTCCGCTATCGTTAAATTTAATTAATTTGCCGTACTCAGGTGACTCTGTTTTGAGTGCAATACTATCTAACTTGTCCCTGCGTTCAATGTCACCTAGGATTAAATCTCTAGCTTCATCTGACCAAACTACTTGTAGCTCGTTAGCTAGTGCATACCACAGTTTCACGCCCTCTACCAATTGTACTCTATAAATTTGTGTTCCACTATGATATGTAGTTCCAACGGTCATAGATAATGGACTAGTTGGAACCTTATATCCTAACTTAACTTCTAGATACTTCTTATTTTCGGATACGTTAATTATCCATCTTGGAGCCTCTAACACGCTATCTATCTTTTCTTTGGTTCCATCTTTGTAAGCAAAATCAATTTTTGGGAGCAACATGAGTTGCTCATGGAACTTACGCCAGCTTTCTAACGGAATTTCATTTATTGGTTGATTGTTAGCATATCTGAAATATCTGCCGGGCGTTTCCCTTAATAACTTGAGTAAATCATCTCTAGTGTCACTACAAGCAACAATAACCGCCCCTTCTAAAATCGAATTGGCGGTTATTACTAATCCCATTTCACTTTTTATCTTTAATTCTAGTGCTTCCCTATCTTTCTTCAACTGTGCTAATTCACGCGCTAATGTATCCTCGCGTTGTCTTATTCGTTCTAGTTCCTCTTGACTCATAACCCTTTCGCTATCAATAATGTATAGTTTACTATCTCAACAAGTTAGCTAGTAGGGATTTGAACCCTAGCCCAATCATAGTGATAGTTGGGCACCTATTCCCCGCGCGAGGCTAGCTAATCAAGCTAATTGGTAATAGGTCTCAAAGGCTTGCCAGTCAACGAATCGTTACCTTTAATAGTCCTATTTTTATCTCGGCAGCGACCAATTAGCTAAACTGTATTCAATCTCTTAGTGCTTACTACCCTATCCCTCTTATACCACTCTTTACGCTTATTAAATAAGCTGAATATCTCAACATAATCATCGTGCAAGCGTGTGATATAGCCTCTATCTACTGGCGCTTCACATAGTTCTGAAAAAGCGTAAACGCCCTCATTAATGTTCAACATACCTACGCTCACTTCTACCTTTCATAGTTATAGGAATTTAACTTTTCACTATCTAGCTCTAACACTTTATCTTTTTCTACGTCAGCCCTAGCTTTTTCTAATGCACTTACTAGATCAGATAACTCTAACCTAGCATCTATCATTAACCTTGGAATAGTTTTACCTTGCTTCCCTATTCCACCTTCCTTAATTACTGTTAGTCCGGTTTTCCTGTGAGTCATTGTTACTTTATATTCTGTTGTAAACCTCAATTGATCGAACGGTAACAAAGTTGGCAATTGTTCCCATTCGGGATAGTCTTTGTGCAACTGGTCTGTCATTATCTTATCACTACCGTAAACGATAATACCTGTTTTCCTATTTTTCTTTATCAATGCGACCTGTTGTAAACATCTACGTAGCATTGACTCATACTCTGTAAACTTTGGAGTGTGAGTAAAATATACTCTGATAACTCCACCTGACTTGATTTCGTTATCAAGTTCTGGCCCGTTAGAAAATTTGATTACGTTATCAAGTCAGGTGGAGTTATCAGAGTAT